CTAAAATTCCTATTACTGTTTCCTGGGACGGTGGTGTTCGCAATTACAGCGGCCTTCTTGATGTGGCTCTCGCTGGTGGCTACGCTACTAAACCTTCCAACGGCTGGTATGCTGAAGTTGATCAGAAGACAGGTGAAGTTGGCGCAAAGGTTAGGCATGATCAAACTTTAGAAGAACAGTTTTGGAATCCTATATTTAATAACACTGACTTTAAAGAGTTTATGAAGAAACAATATTCAATTGGATATAAAGATCAAGTGTCCATGGACGATATAGTTACTGAAGATGCTTAAGGAAAATGTAGATTACGAGCTGATACCTTCAGATGATCCTGAAGATGATGCTTGGAGTGTTCGTATATTGAAAGGCGATTTTGTAGAAACCGTTTTTCAATACGGCGCTATAAAACTAAACGGCGAAGATTTAGATGATGACTCAACTCAAATGACTTTTAATTTTGAACTTAAGTCTTCGCCTATATATGATTTATCAGAGAATAACTTAGAATTGCAGAAACATGTAGGTGACATTTTGTTATCTGTTCTAGAAGACGCAATACAAAACAAACAACTATTAACACAAGAGACTTGATGACAACTAATCTTGAACAAACAATAATTAAAAATATACTTACCAACGAGAAGTATATGAGAAAAGTCCTGCCGTTTATTCGGCCAGACTATTTTGAAGGAACTTATCGTCAACTCTTTAAAGAGATTGGAAAGTTTGTTGGAAAATATAATAAGCTTCCAACAATAGAATCATTTAAAATTGAATTAGATCAAAGTGATTCTTTTAATGAAGAACAATATCGCCATGCCGTTGAAATTATTCCTCAACTTTTTGATGGTGAAGAAGTTGATCAACAATGGTTAGACGATACAACTGAAAAGTGGTGTCAGGATCGTGCTTTGTATAATGCAGTTATGGAATCTATCACTATTATTGATGGTAAACATCAAAGCTTAACAAAGAATGCTTTACCTGATATTCTTACAAAAGCTTTAGGTGTTTCATTTGACACTAATATTGGTCATGACTATATAGAAAATTTTGAAGAAAGATATGAGTTTTATCACAGAGATGAAGAAAGACTCCCGTTTGATCTTGAGTATTTTAATAAAATTACTAAAGGAGGTTTGCCAAATAAAACTTTGAACATTTGTTTAGCTGGTACTGGCGTTGGTAAGTCTTTATTCATGTGTCACTGTGCTTCGTCTAATTTATCAGATGGTAAAAATGTACTTTACCTAACTATGGAAATGGCTGAAGAACGTATAGCTGAACGTATAGATGCTAATCTTTTGGACTTACCTATAGACCAAATAGCTGACTTACCTAAAACAATGTTTGCAGATAGAGTTAATCAACTATCTAAAAGAACTAATGGTAAACTCATAATAAAAGAGTATCCAACTGGTCAGGCCAATGCAGCACACTTCAGAGCGCTGCTCAATGAGCTTAAGTTAAAAAGATCATTTGAACCTGATATAATTTACATTGATTATTTAAATATCTGTGCATCTAGTAGAATGAAAGGAATGGGCGGTGCAATCAGCGCATACAATTACATTAAAGCAATTGCTGAGGAACTACGTGGTCTTGCAGTGGAGTTCGACGTTCCGATCGTCTCTGCAACACAAACGACTCGTTCTGGTTATTCTAACTCGGATATTGGGCTTGAAGATACGTCCGAGTCTTTTGGATTACCCGCTACCGCTGACCTCATGTTTGCACTCATTTCAACAGAAGAACTTGAAGGATCAGGACAATTAGCAGTAAAACAATTAAAGAATAGATATAATGATCCAACATATAAGAAACGATTTGTCATAGGTGTTGATAGATCAAAAATGAAATTATATGATGTAAATGATAATCAACAAACTTTGATAGATGATACACCAACTTTTGACAAAACAGAAATTGCAAACAAATTTGAAGGGTTCAAGCTATGAATAGAAATTATAAAAAGACAAGTATTGGACAAAGAAATATTAAAAAGTCTAGTATGAATAAACATAAGAAACGCGGATATAAAAAATATAGAGGTCAAGGAAAATAATGCATGCACGTCTCATATCCCATAGCCAACCCACTGGTCGTATCCACTCAGGAGAACTTGCTCAGACGGGGCTTGATAACATCCAAGACCTCATCGCATATTGTGCCCGTGTCTCCAATCCAACGAACCAAGCTAACACCAAAACAACGTCAAAGTTACTTGGATATCTCATCAAACACAAGCACTGGTCGCCATTCGAAATGGCCTCAGCCTGCATCGAAATCGAAACAACAAGAGACATTGCAAGACAATTACTCAGACACAGATCGTTTTCATTTCAAGAGTTTTCTCAGCGGTACGCTGACATCAGGGATCTTGCTGGCTCTGTTGTAATACGTAAAGCAAGACTACAAGATACAAAAAATCGTCAAAATAGCGTGATGACTGATGATGTTAATTTGCATATGACTTGGGAACAGCATCAGAGAAACGTTTGGCACACAGCAATGAAAGCATATGAATGGGCTATAGAAAATGGAATCGCAAAAGAACAAGCAAGAGCTGTTTTGCCTGAAGGCAACACTCCGTCAAGATTATACGTCAACGGGACTATTCGAAGTTGGATACATTACATTGAATTACGATCAGCCAATGGTACTCAAAAAGAACATATGGATTTAGCCATTTCTGTAGCAGAAGCTATAGGAAAGATATATCCCGGCATAGTAGAGTTTACTTAAATGTGGACTTTGGTTTTTGTATATCTCTACGCTGGAACTCCTTATGCTGTAAAATACGATACTTATAAAAGTATGACAGAATGTTTTTATGCACGAGAAAAACTAGGAGAAGAGCAAACAGGAAACTTAGGATATTTTGAACTAGGAACTCAAGCTATCTGTATACACACAGAAAGAAAGGATATTTAAATGAAGGAAAGATTAATAGAGTGCTTTAAGTCTCATGCAAAAGGACATGTAGATAAACATCTAGCAAATGTTGAAGTGCTACTCAACCATCCTGCAGGCATAGGCGAGCATGGAGATATCATCGAAGAAATAGAAAAAGAATTGAATGAAGTAGCAAAGTATGATGATCTATTAAGCATGGTTGAAAAATATGTCGAGTCGTAAAATTTCAACGTATTGGGCAGACCCTCCATTAAAAGGATATGCTGAAGTGCATATGAACTTTAAAGAAGAGTTTGCATATATTAAATACTTTGATGAAAATGAAAAGCAATTCTTTTCAGAGGATTTTCCTAATAAATCTATTAGATATGTAGAAGATGCTGCTGAAAATTGGGCTTTAGGTATAAAAAAAATTTAAAAAAAATGCATTTTAGGGGTTTACTTTTAGTTTGAACTGTGGTAGTATAGCTCAAAATGATAGGGTTATAAATACTAATGAAGTACTTTATAGGCATAACAAGTGGATTATTAACTATGTCAACGCTTACAATACTAGGCTTAACAGCCATGATGTCACTTCCAGAATTAGATGTAAAACAACATGAATGTTTAGCTTTAAACATCTATCACGAATCTCGCGGTGAAAGATGGGAAGGTCAGATAGCAGTAGCTCATGTAACAATAAACAGAGTACAAAGTAACGAATGGCCGGACAACATATGTGATGTTGTATATCAAAGTAAACAATTCAGTTGGACACACGTGGTAAAAGACCATAAGCCAAGAGAATCTAAACCGTGGGCTGAGGCTCAGGTCATAGCTAGAGATGTTATGATAGGAAACACTGAAGATCCTACTAAAGGCGCAGAGTTTTATCATGCAAATTATGTAAACCCATATTGGGCAAAAGAATATACGCTTACAAAAGTAATTGGAAATCATCTATTTTATAGTTTGGACTAATGATTTTAAACGTAACAGAAACTGCTAAACAATACTTAGCTAAAGTTGGAGAACCTAACGTATCTCTTTCAGTCAAAGGTGGTGGCTGTTCCGGCTTTCAATATGAATGGGGAACAACTGATAAGGAACCTACTGTGGAAAATTTATGGTTAGATCCAATGGCAGAGATGTTCGTCTTTGGATGTACAATAGATTACGTAGAAGAACTTGGCGGTTCTTTTTTGAAAGTAATAAACCCTAACGCTAAAGCACAATGTGGCTGCGGCGAGAGTTTTGGAGTTTAAGTTTATTTTATAATGGAGAAGAAAATGATTAGTAAAAACTTAACTGAAATACCTAGCACAGGAACTTACAGCGATAAAGAACATAAACCTGTAACAGCAATAGAATTTGAATCATGGATAGAGGATAATAATATAATTGGCTACGTTATGAAGAACAGGGCTAATCCAGGTTTTTATGAATCTTCAGAAAATTTAAGTCCTTCAGAAATTCATCAAGAGCTTTATAATTTAAAGTTAAAAGTTGGTGCAACTAAACCAAATATCTTTACTAGAGGCGAAAAACCACGCCGCAATAAATTTATTAAATCTCCACGATTAAAAGCTAATGCAGATTATATTGTTATGTTCAAAACAGAAGAGAGTGAAATGAATAGTGATTATAAAAACGAAGAAATAAAATATAAATTTGATGAAGATTTATATTTAGAAGAGGTAAACGAATATGTGAATTCAACTTATTCTAGTCATTACTCTAAAGATAAATTTCAAGCAACTGAATTTATAATGGACGGCGGCCACGGTACGGGTTTCTGTATTGGTAATGTCTTAAAGTACGCTCAGCGTTACGGAAAGAAAGGTACTGCAGCAGATGCTCGAAGAGACTTAATGAAAGTGTTACATTATGCTTTAATGCAGCTTTACGTACATGACAATGAACTGTGATAAATTTATCACAGCAACAGTTTATTAAAATAGGGGGTTTAC